TCGCCTCCGCGTCGGACAGGCCCGAGGCGCTGCCAGCGACACCGATCGTTCCCGGTGAGTAGCTGCTGTTCACGCGAAGGATGGCGCCGTTCGACGAACCCGTCGAGCTCGAGGACGAGGTCGACGTGCCGTTGGGCGATCCGTTCACGTAATAGCTGACGAGGTTCGCGCTGGTGCGGCTCGCGACACGCGTGCCCAGTTTGGAGGTGCTCGGGTTTGTGCCATTGCCACCGCCGTGAACGCGATACTGCTCGGTGCCGTTGTTGGATCGGACGGAAATGGCGTTCCCCCAATCCGACATGTTGCCGATGACGAGCGTGTCGCCGGTGGTGACCTCCTCCGTCATGCGGATAAAAAGGGTACCGCTGTTGCGCTGCATCCGGGTGAAGGGGCCCACCCATGGCTCACCCGTATGAAGGTAGGCGCTGCCGCCACCCGCGAAGCCAAGATCGGGTTTGAACGTCGGGCTGTTCACGGCGGTGAGCGACCGAAGTGGCGATCGGACGTTGATCCTTGCCGCCTGCTCGTCGTGGGCCGCCATGATCGTCAGCCAATCAATCTTGGCCCAGAGATCGTCCGTCTTCAGCCCCCGGATGAACTCGTCATAAAGTTGCGTGCGTGCTGCAGTCGGCTGGACCGACATGGCGCTGAGGAAAGCCTGGGTGTCGGGATCGAGTGACGCGACCGCCTCCGACTTGGTCGTGCAGGAGTAGGTTGCCGAGATGGTGCCGGCAGTCAGCGTGCTGTACGTGGTGGTGCTGTAAAGCGTCGAGGCATAGTGACTGACACGGAAACGGTCGCCGTGAATGCCCGTGGTCGGCCCGGGCCCGATATCGACGCCGTTCTTCCAGATAACACTGCCGGGCTCGCCGGAGACGGTGACGGTGACCGGCACGGTTGAGCCGGCCATGTCGAGGGTGATCTCGGTGGACAGGCGCCCCTGCCCAGGGGTGATGTTGGTGTCCTGGACAAAGGCGAAAGGCGCCGGATTGATGATCGCGGCTTGGCCGACCACGTCGGGGGCGCGGACGATCGCCGTCGACGGGAGCCCGGCCGGCGCGAGCGATACCGCTCCGGGTGCGATGGCGGGCGCGCGAACCACGCTACCGCTGGTGAGCAGTGCCGGGGTAACCGTAGCCGCTCCCTGCGCTGCGATGCTCGGGCCGCGCACGACGACAGTCGCGGCGATCGCCGGGGCAGTGATCGCCTGCGCCGGCACCGCCGCCACAATCGGCGCCGTGACGATGCTCGCCGGCAGGATCGCCGGCGCCCCGATTGCGGCCGCGCCCGCTGCCACTGCCGGCACGTGCACCAGGGCGTCGCCGGCGATCACGGCCGGCGCCACCATCGCGGCAGCTGCCAGCGACGGCACGCCGACGATGGACTGAGACGCGATCGTCACCGTGCTGACTGCCTGGGCATCGCCGGGCAGCGGCAGTGGCAACGCAAGCAGCACGGCAGCCAGGCCGCCGGTGGTGACGATCCTCGCCCGCTGCTGGATGCGGGTGACCTCGACCGTGCGAATCACGCGGCCGGCTCCGTTACCGGCGTCATCACCGGGAGCGTCACCTGCACGCCCAGCCAGACTTCCGGCTGAAGGTCGGAACGGACCAGGTCGAACGTGGCCGTCGAGTTGCCGATCTTCGCGGTGCCCGCGCCCGAGATGCGCAGCTCGATCGTCTCATCATCGATGCGGACGATCGAGCCGTCCCCGGTACTCAGCTGCGCGGCAAGCGCGTTCGCGCCGGCATAGTCGCGCAGCTCGGTGCGGACCGAGCAGCCGACCGGAAAGACAGGTTCGTCACCGGTGACGCGGACGCGGATCGAATAGGCATAGCCCTTCGCGATCGGCGCCACGCTCTGCTCGGTCATCCCCATGGGTGCGACCTTTCGCTTAGAGGGAGAAGATGCCGCCGGCGGCCCACGTCACGGAGACGTTGCCGCCATTCGGCGTGATCGGAAGGCCGGTCGCGGTGTCGATGATGGCGATCAGCTCCGACGTGCCCGGAGTGCCGGTGTCGCGGTAGATCACGATCGCCTCGGCCGCGCTGGCGGAGCCGGAGCCCGCCGGAACGGACGTGAAGGCGATGTCGTCGGCGTCGAAGGTGCCGCCCGCGACCGTCTTGTTGGCGAGCGTCACCGCCGCACCGATCCGCGCGCCGGCGGGGATGGCCGACAGGAATTGGTCGGCGTCGGCGTAGGTATAGGCGTCGGTGTCGACCAGCTGCGCCTTGATGGTGCCGGTCGCGAGATTGACGCCGGCGCCAAGAAGCGCCTCCTTGTACTTGGGGTACAGGCGGTTTGCCATGTTCTGCTCCTGAATTGAGTGGATGCGGATCAGTTGATCGTGGTGAGGTACGGCTCGATCATCTTGAACTGGCGCGTGTCGCTCGAGGTGGGACCGTAGCCACCGATCGGATCGAGCCGGAAAATGTAGGTCGCGTTCCAGCGGCCACCGCCGCCCCAGGCGGTCCAGCCGGCCCACACGTCGCGGTTGGCGAGCATGTAGGCGCAGGCCGCCGGCACGACAGCGCCGCACTGCTCCTGCCCGGTGATCGTCGGATCGCCGCCCATGAACTCGCCAAGGAACAGCTTGTGGCCGTTCGCGCGCGCCCAGTTGGTTGCCTCGACAAGCCGGTTCTGGGCATTGGCGTTGCAGACGCCGGACAGTCCGGGGCTGCCGGTGTCGAAATACTGGTGCAGCTCGATAGCAGCGTTGCCAGCCGGGTCGCTGAACGTGACAAAGGCCGCGGCATTGCCCTGGCCCACCCATGACCAGGCGCCGGTGTAAAAGGTGCCCGCGATGAAGATCCGGTTCAGCGCCGGCGTGCGCCCGCGGATCGCCTGCGTCACCCAGTCCATGATGTCCCGGCAGCGCGCCGGGGTGACCTGCCCGCCGCTCGGCTCATTCATCAGGCCGAACCAGACCAGCGGGTTGTTGGCATAGCGGTTCGCCAGCCGCTCCCACAGGTCGCACAGCGCAGCGGTGGGTAGGGCATAGTCGAAGCCGACTTTCCCCTGGTCAGCCCACCCCATGTAGTTGTGCACGTCGAGCAGCACGATCCTGCCCTGCGCGGTCACGTAGCTGATGATCTCGTCGATCCGGTCCATGTCGAGGCTGCCAGACCAGGTCGCGAGGACGCCAGGCGATCGCAGCTCGCCGAACGGCCCGTCCTGGATACGCTCCCAGCGCACCGGCAGGCGGATGATGCCCGCCCCCTTGCCGAGGTGGTAATCGATTTCCGGATGCCGCTGCGCCGGGTCGGCCTGCTCGGGTCGCGCCGGGTAACGATAATCGGTACCGTAGGTGCCCGGCTTCCGGTCGCCGAACTCGCCACCCGACAGATTGAGGCCGGTCACATAGGCCGGATTGGCAGGAATGGCTGGCGGCGAGAAGTAGACACAGGCGTCGCCGACGACAATCAGGCTCTCGGCGGTCGGATCGGCGAGGCGTAGCGCGTGCTTCCCCGCGCTGGCAGGCTTCGCCACCGACCAGCTCAGCTCGCCGTTCCATGCCGATGTCGAGGTGATCACGTCGCCGGCGATCGACAGCCCCGGTGTCGCGGCGATCGCCGCTGCCAGCGCGGCGTCGAAGCCGGCCGGCTTCGTTCCGCCTGACACCAGCCTCACCGATGCGGCCGACGTGCCGGTCGGGCTGGTGAGACTGTAGACGATCGCGCCGCCCGAAACCTCCGCCGCGATCCGCCAGTAGCTTGGGGTGGGCTCCACCGATGTATCGGCGATCTGGAACGTGATGGTACCGCCGAACAGCTGCGCAGGATTGGCGGCATCCCCATCGGTCCAGCGGTGGGTCTGGAAGTCCAGCTGCAGCGTGCCGGTGGTGATGTGGTCTTCGTTGATGGTGATCGGGATCCGGATCGGCGCCGCGTCCCGATACTGGTCCGTGAAGGTGATGACCCCGCCGTTGTAGTTGCCGCGAGTGGCGTAGCTGGTGTCGCACAGGCACCCCGCCGCCTCGGCAGCGGCCTTCAGCGTCGGGCGAAAGCCGCCGGCGATCTTCGACTGTCCCTTGTTCACGGCCGCATAGAGGAAGCTGGTGCCCGGAACCATGTTCTCCGTAGTCAGCTGGATGATCCGGCCGTCGCCCTCGTTCACGCTGGCGGAACCGGGCGAACCGTCCGGCATCAGCAACTGGGGGCGGAAAGTCGGCGTGCCGGCCGGCGTCTTCGACGTGTCGTTGATGAAGAACGGCAAGCCGTTGCCAGAGAGCGTCCCGGTAGCACCCTCCGGAAGCGCAAGCTGCAGCGTGACCTGTACCTGCCCAGGGTTGCCGTTGACGTCGGTGCGCCTGTTCGCGAGGCAGGTGATAGCCAACTCGACCGGAAGGCCATCATAGGTTTCGTCGACTTCGATTAAACCTGCGACCGCCGCGTTGTGCTCACTCGCTCTGAGCGCGGTGTACTTCATTCCACGTCGCTTCATTGCGGCGTTCCACGCCACATCCCACGGCAGCGACCAGTGCGCAGAACCGGCCTTTGCGCCCGACAGCTTCCAGATCATCTTCGACACGCCCGGCACGGCGTTGAAGCAGCGGATGGTGAGCCGAACGGTGGTGCCTTCGTCGAAGGTCACCAGGTTGGGGCGACTTGCCACCCAAATCGACGGTGTGGTTGCGACCGGTGTGAGCGCGGCCTGAAAGGCGGGGGAAACGGTCATGTCAGTTGACCATGTCGCCGCCCAGCACCCAGCGGGAGACCCCGCTGGTGACCAGATCGCACACGGCCGTGGCCATGGCGTATAGCCCGGCAGTGCGTTTGTAGTCCTGCCGGTGGATGACCGACCCGCCGTTGATGGCGGAGAACAGCAATCGAGCCGAGCCTTCCTGGAAGAACATGAACTGCGAGCCCTCCGGCAAGTTAGGCAGGCGCACGTTGATGTTGGGCGTATTCGAGCCGTTGCCGATACGGATCAGCTTGCCGACGTCGGCCGCCACCATGGTGAACGGGCCGGCGCCGCCGAAGAAGCGCACGCCGAAGCGAGCCGCGTCGACCCGCAAGCGTTCGATACAGGGAACTAGCCGCATCGTGCCGGGGCCTGCCGGCCACGGATAGTGGCCGTCGCCATTCGGTCCGCCCAGCGCAGTTCCGTTGAACCAGTCGTATGCCGCCTGGTCGCGGGCATCCTGCCGCGCCATGTACTCGAGCTGCAGCGCAGCGGCGTCGTCGAACTCCATTATCAATAGCCCTCCGCCCACCAGTCGACACCGCCGATGTTGACGTTGACGTCACCACGCGCTGCCTGAGTGGCGAAAACCGCCCCTGTCTGGGTCGGCTCGCCGATGTTCTCGATCCACAGGTCGGCGGTCGTCCTGTAGGTCGCATTCCAGACCTGCGCGCCGCGCGCCACACAGGCGTTCGGGAAAGGGCGTGGCCAGACGATGTTGAACTGGGTTTCCGAACTGATCGACCCGCGCAGCTTGCCAGTCATCCGGAGCAGCCCACCCGGCAGCTGCTGCACCGTATGGGTGCTGGTCAGCTCGTTGAAGGGGCCGCCGAACAGCGGCACGAGCGCCTCGTAGGCCAGCGTCTTCACGCGGACGTTTATCATCTCGACAGTACCGTCTTCGGCGATCGAGAAGGGGGAGAAAGGTTGCCCCCCGTTCGGGTTCATGATCTGGAAGACATCGGCGTAGATCGTGTAGGTGCCGACCTCGCCCGTCAGCGTGTTCACCGTGCCGGTGATCGCGCCGTCCAGATTGAGGACATTCATCGAGCGCAGCGTGGCGCCGCTCGCATCAAACAGGATCTCGTCGATCTTGGTTATGGAAGCGTCGTGCTCACTCGACGACTGCTCCAGCGATTCCACAACGGTGGTCAGCAGGCGATCGGCATCGATGTACACGCCAGCCGCGTTGAGGATCAGACCATTGCCCGCCGTGTTCTTGGCGGCGAGCATCGAGAAATCCTGCGCGAAGCTGGTGAAGCCGTCGGTCACCTGCTCCTGCACCCTCGTCATGACGGTGCCGATCGCCTCGCCATTGATGAAGGTGCGAACGTCAACGAGCGCCGCCAAGGCATCCGTGCGCAGGACACCGCCAAGGAAGTTAGAACCGTTGAGGACGGTGAGCCGGTTGATCTCCTCTGCCAAACGATCGCCGACCGGCGTCCCGTTGGGCGCGCCGACCGTGGCGCCGTCCTGCGGTCGCGGACGGCTCGGATCGTTATCCTCGACCGCGGTCCATAATGCCGTCTCGGCCGCCTCGCCGATCGCGAGGATCAGCGGGTTGTTGCCCTTGTCGTAGATGATCGGGTCGGCCGCAAGCACCGGCGCCGCGTCGCTGGCATCCCAGGCATAGATCGCCTGGTGCTCGACCGTCAGCGTCATCACGCACGTGCTACCCTGCCCCTGCTCCTGATCTGCGACCCGGAACAGCGCGCGGCGGAAGCCGAGCGGCGCAAAGGTGAACGGCACGACGTCGCCGACGCCATACTTCCACGCGCGCATGTCGAAGGGCGCAGTGAAAGCGCGCTGGTACTGCTTGCGCTGCAGCACCTGCGACGCGACCCGCTGCGCCTGGCTCGGGCTCTCCACCACGCCGAGATCCAGCGTGGCGATGCGGTCCTGCCCGTCCGGGCTGGCGATCCGCACCTCGGGATAGTCGATCAGCTGGTAGAGCGACGCCGCGGTCGCATCGACGTAGCGGCCGCGGATAACGTTGGGCGTCGCCTCGAGCGACGGATCGGGATCCCAGGTGAACGGGCCGACCACGTCGTCTTCGTTCAGCCCGTCGTCTGCCGCCGCGGCCGCCAGGTCGTTGTGCGCGATCGCCAGCTCGAGCTTGCCGTTGGTGTCGCGGAACCGGCCGCAGCAGGCGGCACAGAGCATGTCGAGGACGGTCTTGGGATCGTCGCCCTCGGAGATTACGCCGGCGCCGTGGTATCGCGGCTCCTGCCCGCCGGCCGAGCGGTTGACCAGCTCGTCGCACAGATTGGCTGCGACCTGGAACGACGGCAGGCCGATCCGCCGCCCGGGCACGCCGGAGCCGGTCGCGAGCCGCATTTCGCCAGTGACGGGGTTGCGGATCCGCCAGCCTAGCACGACGCGCAGGATCTGCAGCGCAAGGTTCTCGCCGATGACAACGCCGTCGTCCGCCCGATAGCGCCAGGTCGACTGGTCGTTCCAGCGCATCGGGCCCGAGCCGCCCGGCACCGTCGAGTCACGGCGCGGATCGTAGAGCTTCGCACCGCGGCCGATGATCGTCAGGCGGGTCGAGATCCCGTTTGCGAAAGGACTGGTCGCCTTCTTGCCGTTAGGAGAGGTTTTGAAGCGGAGCCGTAGATAGGCGCAGCCCGTCAGCCGGGTGGATCCGTTCCACTTTCCCGAGCCGAAGGTGAAGGCGTTGGCCGGCGAACCTTCGAGAATGATGTTGGGGACGCTGAAATAGCCGGCGAACTTCGCCGACACGCCGCGGCTGGCCGACCATGCCAGCTCCTGGTCGATCCAGATCTCTTCGACGCCATCGATCGCGTGGCTGGCGAGACAGATGATCCAGTCGCAATATTCCTGGTCCTTGCCCGACCACTCTTCGTACCGGATGTCGGTCGCCATCGCGGTCTGGCCGAGCACCGTCTTGCGGAAGGCGCGCGGATCAACCGAGGCGATCAGCCGCTGCGCTTGCGAAGACGGGACCGATGGAGCCTTTGTCAGAAGGCCCGCCGCCAAGTTCAGACCAGCCGATGCCGCTAAGAGCGTACCGGCCGAGACCCCGATGCCGGCGATTGAAGTGGTCAGCGATAAGCCCAGCCCGAGCGCCGCGCCGCCTGTGACGAGCGCCAGCGCTGCGACGCCAACGACCGCACCAGCTATCTTGAGAGCCTTAGCCACCCGTCAGAACCCGTAGGCCACGCGCCAGGCGCGCGGTTCCACCCACAAGCGGCGCTCGATCCGGACCAGCCCTTCGCGCTCGCCTTCGCTGCCGACCGCAAAGATGAACGGCCCCCAGCAGATCCCGAGCAGCCCGCTGGACATGACGATGTCGCCACGTTGTGCCAGCGCTGCCGGCACCGCTTCGAACTTGCCGTCCAGCGTCGCCGCCAGATCGCCGCGGCCGAAGCGGCGCAGCGCGCGCGCGGATCCGATCGCCGTCGTGTAGCGGCCCCGGAATTCCGGCATCGGGTCGACGCCGGTCATCGCCTCCACGGCACCGGCCGCGAAGATGCAGCAGTCGTGCTTGCCCCAGGCGAACGGACGCAGGCGAAGAGGTTCGAGATACGCGGCGAGCCGCGCATCCCAATCGGGATAGCGATGCATGGGCGTTCCTCGTTAGGTGCGACGGCTCGCGCCGTTGGCGATCGCGATCGCCACCTCGGCCGAGCGGTCGCCCGGGTCGAAGCTGCTCTGGTCGATGTACGTCCGGTTCGACGCCTGGCCGAAGAAGGCCAGGTACGATTCCACGCTGAGCTGGATCGTCTGTGACGACCGATCGCCGACCACGCGCGGCACCGACATATAGCCGGTGTAATAGCTCCACAGCGCGCCGATCTGCGTCAGATCCTCGGGATCGAGCATGGCGCGCCACAGCCGGCAATCGCGACCGATAAAGTTCGCGCGATCGCCGAGCTGCGTCATCAGCTCGTCGTCGACGCCGGCAAGGCCTGACAGCGTCAGCGTCAGCGTGTCGCTGCCGCCCTCGGCCGCCTTCACCGTTCCGACCGACACCATGCGCGGATCCACGGCCGAGAACGTGAAGCCGTCGAGATCCTCGTCGCCGGTGCCGCTGAACGTGAAATTGTAGGGCGCGTTGGTGACGCGCACCGGACCGTCAGCCAGATCGAGGAAGCAGAACGTCACGGAACGGCGCACGTCGGCGGCGAGCGCGTCCTGCGCTGCCTGGTCGGGCCGGCTCTGCATCAGAACGCCTCTTCGCAGGCGAACGACACGGCATAGTTCTGCCCGATGCCGACCGACCAGCCGTTGCGCGGATCGGACATCGCCATCACCGCATAAGGGCGCCGGACCTCGAGCAGCGCGCCGTTCGCCGGCGATAGGCGCAGGTACGGCTTGATCGACAGCACCGCCTTTCCGGTCGCGTCGGCGACCACCGGTGCGCGGAGCATCAGCAGCTGATCGCCCACCGTGACGAACTGCCCACGCTTGAGCTTTTGCCCGGCCGCACCCCACCCCTTTGTGGCGAGCTGCAGGCCACCCTGGCCAGTGCCGTCGACGCTCACCGCCACGCCTGCCGGCATCTGATCGCGCTCGACCGCCACCAGGCGAAAGCTGTTCGCGACGCCGTCCAGGTCGACCAGGAACGCGCGCCAGTCGAACACGCGATCCTCGCCCAGGATGGGCGGAAGCGTCACCTGTGCGAACCAGCGCGGCGCGGCCGATAGGAGCGCGACCCGGCGCTTGGCGGTGAACTCGCCGCGGTTCACCTGCGCCGGCTGGTCGATCGACCAGTCGATCTTGGCCGGTACCGGCGCTGCCGGGAACGGGATCAGCATCAGCCCAGCCCTCCCGGCAAGCTCGGGCGCTGCAGGCGCCGGATGGTACGGGTCTGCGCACCAGCCATGATCGGCTCGGCCGCGGCGCCGACTGTGGAAGCCGCGACGTTCTGCATCTTCACCTCGAACTCAGGCGCGGCGTCGATCGTGGCGTTGAGGTCGACGGCGATACGCTGTGCGCGGCCGCCCAAGCCGCTGAGGCTCGGCAAGCTGGGCGCAACCACGCTGGGGAGCTTCGGCGAGCCCACCATGCCGCCCGTCGCCAGTCCGGGAACCCTGCCCTTGTTCATGGCGTCGATGATCGGCCAGTATTTGGCGGTGGCTGCAGCCGTGACGATCGACTCTCCGTTCGACACCATCAGCGGATCCTTGCCGTCGATCAGGGCGAGGATGCTGTCGGACGTGCCCGTGCCAGGGCCCGAGATCTTGCCGCCGGTCGCCCGGCCTTCGATCTTGCCGCCCGATGCCAGCCCGAAGAAGCTGCCGCCGATCGCCGAGACGATCGCCTTTCTGATGGCAATGCGCGCGAGATCCGCGATGATCGACGTCGCCATCTTCTTGAAGGCGGATCCGACGCTTTCCGTGCCGCTGACAATGCCAGCAAGGCCGTCTTCCAAGCTTTCCAGTCCATCGACGGCCACGCCCTGCAGCGCTTCGTTTGTGTCTCCTACGGTACGGCGCAGGCGCTCGCGATATTGATCGAGCGGCCCGGCATTGTTCCGGTCCACGCTGCGCTGGTCGGCCGCCTGCAGCTGACCAAGCAACGCCAGTCGTTGCTGCGCGATCTTCTTCTCGGCCTCGGTCGTATCGCGTGACGCGATCACGCCTTCGAGCTTGGCCCGCTCTTCCTGGTACTGGATGTTGAGGATGCGCTGCTCGAGATCCCGGCGCTCGCTGGCGGTCGTGACCAGGTCGCTCTGCCGCTGCAGCAGCTCGACCTCGTTGGACCGATTGGCCGATGCGATGTTGAGCGCCTCGTCCGCCTCGCGTTGACGCTCCCGGGCATCCACGACGTCGGTTTCCAGCTTGGCGCGCTCATCGTTCAGGCGCTGCAGCTCGAGCTTCCGGGTTTCCGCGACTTTGCCATCACCAAGGCCACCCTGCTTGGCCTGCTGCGCAATTTCATTGTTGCGGTTCTGCCGCTCGGTCTCGATCCGATCCTTTTCGATCTTGGCCCGCTCGACAGCCGAGTTGGTGAGATCGGCACGGGCCGCGGCGATATCGTTGTTCGCCTGCCGCTCGGCAGCGCTGTAGGCGCGTTCATCGGCTGCGGCGTCGCGGACCTCGGCCTTGGCTTTCCGCTCTGCCGCAGCTGCCTCGCGCTCGGCCTTCCGCTGGGCCGCGGCGCCCGTCTTGGCGTCGCGCTCGCCTTGCGCACCGGTCGAGGCGTCGCGGAACTGGCCAGCGTCCGCCGTCGCCGCTTGCTGCGCGGCTTCGGGCGACAGGCCATCCTTGCGGTACTTCTTGTACTGCGTCAGCTCAAATTTCTGCGCCTGAAGCGTGTCGATCTGGCTTCGATGGCCGCGCTCGCGGGCGATGGTCAGGTCGCGCGTGACACGCGCCAGCTCGCCCTCGATGTCGCGGCCGCCATTCCGATCGCTCTCGCGGATCCGATTGGCCAGCGGGATCCTCGAGGCTCGTTCCGCGGCCTGGTAGTTGGCCTGTTGCAGCGCACGGTTTTCCGCGACGATGCGCGCATCGGCCGCATTCGCCTGCCGATCGGCGTTGCTGATCGCAAGGCTGCCGAGCCTTGCCACGGCACTATCCGATGGCCGCCGCGCGTTGATGCGCGCTTGCGCTTCATTGGCCCGCTTCTCGGCAGCGACGGAGTCCGTTGCGAAACTGAGCACCTGCTCGCGACGACGAGCCTCGGCCAACTGGCGCAGCTTCGCCGCTGCTTCGCCGACCGCACCGGCGAAGGTGAGCATTTTGCCGGTCGCGGTGGATGCCGAGGATCCTGTCTGCGCGATGCCGGAGGCAGCGGCACTGCCAGTAGACGCCAGGATCGCAAGACCTTGGTTCAGCCGGCGACTGGCTGCGGCGGTTTCCTCCATCGAGGCGGCCGTCGCCTTGTTCCGCTCCTCGGCCGCAGCTGCGGCATTGCGAAAGAGAATAATCGCGCCGACCAGCGCGCCGATCGCGAGCACGGCCGCACCGCCGGCGACAGATCCACCGATAAGGGTCAGCGCGCCCGCAAAAAGACGGGACGCAACAGCGCCCGCCCGCGCGGCGAGCGTTGCCCGGGTCGTTGCAGCAGCCGCTAGGTTCGTTGCGGCGGTCGACCGCGCCTGGGCGCCGGCAAGGCTGCCCTCGGCCACCGCCAGCTCGCCGTCCACTACGGCAAGCCGCTGTCGCGCAGCGGTGAGACGCTGGGTGGCAAAGGTCGCGTCATTGTTGGCCTTTGCCTGCGCTGCGAGCGCGGCATTCCGGCCGTTCAGTCCGCCCTGCGTCAGCGACACGGCTGCAGCCCGCGCCGCGGCTTGTCGTTCCGCAACCAGCGCGCGCTCCGCCGCGATCTGCTCGGTAAGCGCGATCTGCTCGGCCCGGCGCGCTGCGATGGTGCTCTCGATCGAGGCGACCTCGGTTGCTGCACCGGCCGCTGCCAGCTCGGCCGAGCGGGCGGCGAGCTGGGCGCGGCTGACGTAGGTCGCGTTTCCGAGCACGATCTGCTGGGCCAATGCCCGGTCAGTTTCCATGACCGTGGCGAGGACGGCCGAGACACCGCCGACGGCGAGGCCAGCAGCCTTCACCGTGCCGAAGGTGACGGCGATCAAGGTCAGCGCCGGAATGATGGTGTCGAGGTTGTTGGAGAGCGTCTCGATGCCGCCAGCGATGCGCGCGGTGGCGCTGAGGCTTGCATCGGTCTCGCCGATATACTTGCCGAGCGCGTTGTTCAGGACCGTAAACGAGTTGCCGATCGTCAGGTTTGCTTTCGCAGCCTTGGTCTCGAGCGCGCCGGCGCCGGCGACGATCATCTCGAACAGCGCCTTGCTCGTCACCGTGCCGGCCAGAACATCCTGGCGGAGCTTGCCGAGCGATCCGCGGTACTTGTCCGACGCGTCAGCGGCCGCCTGTAGAAGCGGACGTGCGCCGTCGTTGATCTGGTTGAACTCCTCGGCCTGGAACTTTCCGTTGCCGAGCGCCTGCGTGAGGCCGAGGATCGCGCCAGCCGCCTGCTCCGCCGATGCGCCCTTGATCTTCAGCGCGGCAGCGACTGCGCCGCTAACTTTCAGGGTGTCGGCGTCGCTGGCATTCAGATCCTTCTGCAGCGACGCGATGTTGCCATAGAGGCTGCCAAGAGCCTCCAGCTGCACGCCATTGCGTTGCGCGATCGCGTAAACGCCTTCCTGCGTCTTCGCGAGCCGCTGCCCTTCGATGCCAGCGGTAGCGAGGCTGTTCGTGAAGCGGGTGTAGCCGTCCGCATAGTCCTTCAGCCGGTCGGCACTGAGCGCCGAAGCGATGCCGGCTGCCGAGCCGAGCAGGGCCGTCCTCATACCCTCAGCCGAGCGTCGCACGCTCGCTTCGGTCTGAACCACCGACGTGCCGATCGACGAGATCTGCCGCTTGGTGGCGGCAATCGAGGTGTTGAGGTTGGTCAACGGGCGGCCGACCTCGCCGAACCGGCGATCGATGCCGTCCAGCCGCCGTTGCGTGTCGCCGGCGAACTGGTCGACACGTGCCTGCCCAGCGTTCAGGTTCCGGCGCAGCAGCTCGACCGACGCATCCACCTGGAGCAGCAGTTGCTTGACGTCGGTCGGAGCTGCCATGCTTCACTCCTCGTTGGGCGTGTTCATCGCCTTCCAGGCCTCGAATGCGGCCCAGAATTCATGCGGTGTCGCGTGCCAGAAGCGCTCCGCCGCCCACCCGAGCGCGGACGAAGCGATGCCTGCTATTCGACGGCGGGGATCTCGGGGATCGTCGTCTCCGCCGCCTTCGCTTCCCCCGAGGGCAGGCAGCCCCCGGTCAGCGCCAGGCCGAGCACCAGCGCGATACGCGGCTGCACCGCCATCACGCCCACGGGGTAGAGCAGCTCGCCGATCGTATCGACGTTGGCGCCGCGCGCCGAGCTGGCGATCGCCTTGTCCGCGGCCGATGCATATTCGTCGACGACCAGGCCACGCCCCCAAGCGCGGACCAGCTCGGTCACGACGATCGCCTGCGCCTCCTGGCTGAGCGCGCCGGCCTCGGCGAGCTGCGCCAACTGCATGAGCGGCGCGCCGGTCTTCTTCTCCATGGCGATGATCGCGGTGTAGGAGGGGCGGAGCACGAAGCGCTGCCCCTCCAGCACCAGGTCGACCTCGCCACGGATCTCGTTGGCGTCGTCCACCGCTTAGCCGAGGACGTCTTTGACCGGCGCGGCCGCGGCGCTGAACTCGATCTTCGCCTTCACGGCATCGTTCTGACCGAACTCGGTCGAGGTGATGTTGCCGTAGACCGAGCCTTCGAAGACGACGTCGGCGGCAACGCCGGCCGCGCCACCCTTCCGGATCTGGACCATGAACGGCACCGCCGGGGCTGCGTTGCACTTCGTCTCGAGCGCGGTGTAGCCATTCGCGTCCGGCAGGTTCGGCAGCATGTCGAGCGAGATCTTCAGCGACTTGAGACCCGGTGCCGAGGTGCCGTAGCCGGAATCGTCCTTCGTGGACGTGTCGATCGAGCCGGCATCGCGGCTAATCGAGAGCGACTGCTGCCCCTTGACCAGGTTGTAGGTGCCGGCCTGCGCGCTATCGACCCAGAGCAGGTAATCGTTGCCAAGCTTCTTCGCCATCGTGCTTCTCCCATGTGAAAAGCCCCGCTGGCGAGGCGGGGCGAGGATTGATGAAAGGGGGAGCCCTCAGCCGTTGCTGAAGGCGAGGATCGAAAGGATCGTGGTGCCGACGTAGCCGGACCCGTCCTCGGCGAGCTCGGCCGCGCTGCTGGCGACCGAATAGTGGAGGTTCCACTCCTCGGTCGCGATCGTCACGCCGGCGAGCAGCGCCTCGATCTGCTCTTGCAGGTCAATGCACGGCGCGCGCTCATCGCCTTCGACCAGAACATGGATCGTCAGGGTGATGCGACGATCCGGATCATTCGAGCCGGCGAACGGCACACTCAGCAGGTCGCCGATGATCACGACGGGGAGCGGTTGGTCGTCGGGCACGTCCTGGAAAACGGCAGCACCCGTCACGCCGGACGACAGGACGGTGTAGGTCTCGGCCTCGACCGCGCCGCTCGCCTTAGTCACGACCGCCGTCTCCGATGCGCTTCAGGGCACGGTCGAAGACATGGTTGGCGCGCCGATTGATCAGGTCGCGCAGCTCGCGATACCGGCCGCTGACGAAGTAATCGCCCTTGCGAGCGCGGATCTTCATCGGCCTACCAGTGCGCGGGCCACGCTTGATCATCACCGTTTTCGCTTCGCGGCCCTTATCCAGGATGAAGCCGTAAAACAGCTTGGCGCGACCGCGCGGCGTGCCGAGTAAGCCGACCTGCAGGCGGAGCGTCTTCGGCAGAACCTTGTACTTCACGCCCGCGGCGAGCTTGCCGGTCTTCCGGCGTGCGCGCGCCTGCATGGCGGCCCGGATCTTCTGACCGCCTTCGTCGAGGACGCCGACAATCTCGGCCGACACGGCTTCCGGCAGCTTCTTCAGCCGCTGGCGGAAGGCGCGAGCGCCCCGGACCTTGCTCATTTGCCGTTCGCCCCGCTCTCGCAGGTCATCACCAGGCCGTCGCCGGCATCGTTCGGCGCGGCCGAGATGATGTCCATCACGATCGCTCCCCAAACGAGCCGGTGCTTCGGCGTGATGCCGTCGCGGTATCGGATCGTCACGCGCCAGAGCTGGACGGCACGATTGATGTTCTCGCGGACGGCTTCCTGGCCTCGCAGCGCCACGATCTCGGCCCAAGGCTCGGAAACATCGCGCCAACCACCGCTCGCCGGGTTCGGCCGGCGCCCGCCGGCGCCGTTGTCGATCTTGTCCGGCTCCTGCAGCAGCACCTGGTGCTTGAGCCGGCGTGAATCGAGCGCGCTCATCCGTAGATCCGCTCGTTGACGACCAGGGGCTCGATATCGACGGGGCGATCGTCGAACTTGCCGCGCAGGAGCGCGAAGATTGCGTACCGCAGGTTCTCCGGCACCGATGCGCCGGTCGGGCCGTAGCCAACCTTTAGATCGACCATGATCGGTCCGCGGGTATGCGCTGGCCAGCTATGGCCCGGGACAAGATCGATGCCGCGCTCGAGGCCGGCACCCGTCAGGTACACGGTTTCGAGATCGACCGATTTCCGCTCGGCGCCGTCCAGGTAGGTGATCTCGACGATCGACATCACCGGTCCGACTGGCAGCACTGCCAGATCCGAGAAGCGGAAGGCCCGGACGCGGACGCTCTGCTCGATCAGGCGCTGACCGGTGGTCTGCTCGAGATCCCGGCGCGCCGCACCGATCAACATGCGGATGTCATCGTCCTGCGCCGTGCCGTCGACACGCAGGAACCGCTTCGCCGAACCAAGCTCGATCGGTTCAACCGCCGGTTCGCTGATCGTGGCGAGCGGACCGAGCATGTCAGATGCGCTCCGCGAAGTCGGCATCGAGGAGGCGCTGCGCCTCGCCGGCATCGATGTCGGCGCCGATCGTCAGCTGCTGGCCAGGAACGCGCGATACTGCGGGCCCTTCCTGTCCGACCAGCATGCGGATGACGTCCGCTTCGATCGCGGGTGCGGCCGGGGGAGCGGCTTCGGTCGAAGTCGCGACGGTTGCCGGAGCAGCAGTCGCGCGAGCGGTCTTCCGCGCGGTGGGGGCTTTCGCCATGTCGGGATCTCCTCAGTAAGAGGCAGGCGCACCTGCCGCTGACAGAAGAGGCGGGCCTTTGGTGACCCGCCTCCCTTGACCGATCAGGCCTGCTGGAGGTGCTTGACCGCGTTGGAGTCGATCAACTTGCCGTCGTAGCGGATCACGCCGGCCATCCCGACCTTCGGCCAGAAGCGCTCGCGCACGGTGCCGATCAGCGGCGAGCCGACCTTGCGGACGGTGTAGCGGCTGTGGTCACCGAACAGCACCGAGCGGGCGCCGGTGGCGATCGCCGGCACGTCGTCGTTCACCGAATAGGGCTTCCCGAGCAGGACGTCGGGCGCGTTGGAGCGCACGTCGCCCATCTGCCACAGGTAATTGCCCTGGCCGTCCTTGAGCTTGCGGACCACCGCCAGCGTGGTGTCGGCGAACTGCCAGCGGCAGAACGGGCTGCGGCGATAGGCTTGGTTCACCGAATGCTGCAGGTCGATCAGCTCGTCGGCGGCGATCGCCGCGGCCGAGGCGGCGAGCTTGCCGCGGGTCGACGCCGCAACGATGCCCTGCGGCTCGTTGACGCCGGTGCCGATCGTCAGTTTGCCGTTTGCGCCGCGGCCGAGGCGCTCACCCAGCTTGCGCGCGATGAACTGCTCGACGTTGAACGCCGAGTCCTGCAGCAGCTCGAAGCTGATCTGCAGCCACGGCGTCGCGAACACATACGCGCCGATCGACGTGTTGCCGAACACCAGGTCGCCCGAACCGTCGTCGGTGAGGTTGGCGGCCTCTGCCAGCGGCGCACTGCCCTTCGTCGTGTCGTCGTTCGTCGGCACGTCATAGGGGTTGCCCGAGCTGGTGATCATCTCGTCGGTGACGGTCGGATCGTACATGGGGCCCCAGTCACGCATGACCTCGACGATCCGCGCAGCGAGCGTGCGCGGCACGGTGAAGCCACCGGCCGCCGGCGTGCCGGCAGTCTGCGCGCGGTTTTCGACGTAGCCGCGGCGCAGCGCCGAGCGCTGCTCATTGCTGAGCTGCGACACGTCGCCGCCGACGGCGAGCATGCCGAAGAACGCGTCGCGATATTCGGTCTGAACGCGCTCGACGTCCTCGCCCTCACCGCCACGGCCTTCGCCATCGTGGCCGCGTACCTCAAGATCGCCACCGTTCGGACGCCGGCCTTCGCGCAGCTCCAGGTCGCGCGCCTCGGCACGCGCCATGCGCTCTTCACGCTCGATCTTGCGATCGAGCGCGTCCAGCTCGCCCATGATGGTGTCGTGGCGCTGTTCCAGCTCGGCGGTGCGGGCTTCGTCGGTGTTCGCGGTGATCTCGCCAAGCGCGGCGCGAGCCTGCGTGACAAGGGTGCCGCGCTGCTCGTGCAGCTGGGTCAAAGTGATCATCGATGTCTCCGGGGTTCAAGGAATGGCGTCGGTTTGAAGCGCCGACGTGCGCCTCGGGCTGAGCCCGGTGACTAGATCCCGCGCTCGAGCTGCGCCTGGCGGGCGCGCCGCGCTGCCAGACGCGCGCCGGCGCCAGCGCGGTTATGATCACGGCGCTCGTCGCGGAACTGGTCGAGACTGCGCAGCGCGACCTCGGTGTCGCGGTAGGCGGGATAGGCGGTGTAGGTGATCTCGAAGAGCAGGGCCTCCAGGATCGTGCGCTCGGTCACCTCCTTGGTCTCGTCCCACTCCGATCGGACAGACACGAAGCCGATCGACATGCCGGCGATATCGCCGCGCTCGAGCTGGACGATCAGGTCGCGACCATCATTCGTGTCGGGCAGCGGGTTCTCGAAGGCGAGGCCCTTGCTGTCCTCGCGAAGGATCAGCGTGCCGGCGCCCTTGCGGCCGACCACGCGCCCGCTGTCGTGGCTGTGCAGTGCCAGGACGTCGCGTTCTGCCAGTGAGGTGGTGAAGGCGCCGGGGGCGATCCGCTCGCGCCACATGCCGCCGATATCGGTCCAGGTGTCGAACAGCGCGGCATAGCCGACCCCGGTGCGGATCGCATCGTCCGCCGAGCGCAGCTCGAGCGGTGTGATGATCGCGCGCGTCTCGCGCCCGTCAATCTTGGGTGCTGGCATCGTCATCGTCCTTGGCTTCGCCGTCGCCGGCGGGCTTGTCGTCTTCCAGCGGTGGCCCGCCGTTGTGGCCGATCTTGGCGGTGAGCACGGTACCGAGCGGCACCGTTGCGCCCTGGATGTACAGCTTGCCGCCGTGGCCACTCGGATCCGGGGCGCGATCTTCCAGCGCGCGCGCCTCGTCCGGCATCAGCTGACCAGTCTGGATCGCACGGGCGAGGCCCTCGATCCGGCTCTTGAAGTCGCCGCGCTGCAGGCCGTCCAGATTGTGCTTCACCTCGCGGGCGCGCTGGCGCTGACCGAACAGCTTGAGGTTAAGCTCCTGCTCGAAGATCACCGCCCAATGCACGACCAGGTGCTTCACCAGTTGCAGATCCTGCTGCTCGGTGTTGGAGAAGGTGCCCTTGGAAAGATCCTGCAGGAAGACCGGGGGCAGGCCGTACAGGCGCGCAATCTCCTGGATCTGGAACAGGCGCGCCTCGGTCATCTGGCCCTTGTCGGGGTCCGTGCCGATCGGCTTGAGCGCGTGCCCTGGTGGCATGCCGAAGAAGGCGCGGCCCGCCTTACGCGCGAGATCGATTGCGCGCTGGATCTGCTCGGTCGCCCGCTTGAGCCCTTCGTGACCCTGCGGCAGCGGTCCCTCAAGCGCCATGGGTGGGATGCCGCCGCCGGCGAAGAAGCCGGCCGCGTAATTGTTCATCGCGATCGCCAGCCCGATCGCTTTCCGGCCCATGTGGATCGGGCCGTAAGCGCTGAGCTGGTCGGGGCGGAGCGCGAAGGTGACGTCGATCACGTCGCCTGCGGCATATTCCTGGCCACCATGACGATAGATGCGCCGGCCGTTGCGGCGGATCACCGTCGTCGCGGTTGGGTCCATCGGCCAGATCGCGACCGGCTTGCCGCCCTGGCGCTCGATGTAGCTGACGCCCCGGCCGCCGGTGAAGACGCCATGCCACATGTACCGGCGCCAATTGGCGCTGGTCCATTCCGGGTTCGGCGCCTCGTTGAGCAGCATCTGCAGCTCGCCGCCGATCTTCTCCGCCTTGCCGGCGCGATCGCGGAAGCTGTGGAGCGGCAGGGTCGCCATCATGCGCTCGAGGAAATTGACCGCATCGAACACGGCCGGAACCTCAAGCGCACTCTCGACCGTCACATGCGGCAGCTCGGCCGCGTTGTTGCTGATGCCGAGGAACTGCGCCCAGTCGCCCCACTCGGCCGAGCTGGTGATGGTTTCGGTGCGCTCAAACGATCGCGTCTCGCGATCGCCGCCGAAGGGCCACAGCCTCATTCGTCGGGCACCAGGTTGAAGTCGGGGTCATCCCAAGGGGAAGCCGGCATCGTTTCTTCCTCCTTGGTGAGCGCGACAGCGAGGGCCGCGATCAGCGCCACCGGGTTGTCGATCTTCGCCTCGATCCGCGGCTTGCGCGGATAGACGTTGTCCTTGGCGTCCAGCTGGGCGACGACGTTGGCGACCTGCCATTCCATGACCGGACAGCCGGCGTGCTGGATCAGTCCGGCCCGCATGAGGGCATCAAGCACCTTCATGGGATCGGAGAAGTTCACCACGGTCGGTCGCACCTCGAGGACGGGCGCGCCTTCCTTGACCAGGCGGTTGACCAGCATGGTGGCCTGCGCCGGATCATAGGCGATGGTTTCAACGTCGAAGATCCGGCGCGCCTCATCGATGGCGATCTCGATCTCTTCGAAGTCGGTGATGTTGCCTTCGTTGACGTCGAGGAGGCCCTGCGCGTCCCAGCCCTGGTATGCGCTGACGTCCTCCACCGCCTTGGTCGGCAGGAAGTACCGGCCGAGCCGGATGTACGGATCCTCTTTGGTCGCTCGGGCGCCGATCGGCGGGAACAGGTATTCGATCGCCGCAATATCGACCTTCGATGCGAGATCGAGGCTGATGATGCAGCGCCGGCCGATAAGCCGCTGAAGCATCGCGGCGTCGGCGAACTTCACCGGGATGGTGGGATCGGCGCACCGGCGCCACGCTTCGATATCGAAATAGGCAGCCTTGGCGGCGACCCACAGGTTGAGGTGCTTGGTCTTGAAGATCGCCCGTTTGCGCGGCGTCGCGATCGCGTCCCGCTGCCGGGCGAGCAGATATTCGAGGCCAACCGAGATCCCGATGTTCGGGTTGGCCTTCCGGAGCGCCGCTTCCGACTTCCAGTCGTCGTCTTCGTCGATCGAATATTCGGCGAAGAACGTGTCGTCTTCCAGCGGCGGGCCGCCGTTGTGGCCGATGCCATTGAGCCGCTCGCGCTGCTCCAGGATCATCGCGTAGCACGGGCCGCCGAGGTTCTCGCCAGCCGTGGTGATCAGCAGCTGCAACGGCTGGTCGCGCGCGCCCATGCCGGTGATCATCGTGTCGACCTGGGCGTCGTCAGCGTGCTCGTGATATTCGTCGTGAATCGAGCAGCTCGGCGACTGCCCGTCGCCCGGGTCGCCGATGATGGTTTCCATTCGGGAACCATCGTCGGGACGCAGCAGCTGCTTGGCGAGCAGCTGGATCCCGAACTTATCCTTGAGCGCCTTGAGCTTCGACACCATCAGGCGCGCCGGCCTGAAAACCTCCCATGCCTGTTTCTCGTTGGTCGCGCCTGAATAAACTTCCGCGCCATACTCATTATCGGCGCAGAGCATGTAGAGCGCGATGCCCGACGCGATCGCCGACTTGCCGTTTTTGCGCGGCACCACAAGCAACCAGCGACGGAAGCGCCGAGTATCTTTCTGCGAGCCTTCCTTGTGGACCCACCCGAAGACGACGCAGATGTTCCAGATCTGCCACGGCTCGAGCACCAGGCGCTTCTTTTGGCGCGCCCATAGGCCCTTCGTGTGCGGGAGCCGTTCCACGAACTTGCACGGGCGAGCGGCCTTCGCTTCGTCGAACCGAAACGGAAAGTCGACGGACGCGCTGCGGACCAGCTCGGCGAGAAACCGCTCGCACTGCAGCCGGATCTGCTTGCCGGCAGGTATGCGGCCGGAGGCGACATCGCCGGCGTATTGGCGCGCGATCGCCGCATAGTCGCGCTCGGGCAAGCCCGGTGCTGTCGACACGGGGCTAGAAGTCGTCGAAGTCGCCCGGGCCCTCGCTCTTGCCACCGCCGAGCTTCATGGCGGCCGACGGGCTGAGCATCAGCTCGCCGAGCAGCGACTGAGCATGCCGCATGGCCTCGGAGAGCATGGATACCTCGGGGCGAGCGCGGATCATTTCGGTGATCACCTGCTGACCGTCCACCTTCCGGACGGTTTTGCTGGTGCAGGTGTCGCCCGTCATTTCGAGCACGGCTTGCCAGCGTTGGATCTGTTCGAGCCGCTGAGCGAGCAACGCAACGACCTGGGCGAAGTGCTGGTCCGCTCGGCCCTGCGCCTCGAGCATGCGGGCGATATCGGCGAAGAGCAGCTGCGCGAGATCCGACAAATGCAGCGGCGGAATCATCGCGGCGCCGGTGGTTGCCGGCAGTGCCGCACGCTGCGCGGCCGTCATCGCGAGCGCCGGCGCGTTACGCTTTCGCCCCGCGCCGGGACGGGATCCACCGCTCGCCACTGGCCGTCTCCCCGGGGATCATTTTGGGTTTGATTTCGCCCGCGTAGAAATCCGGTTGACCCACGGTGTCCGGCCAGGCGGCCGTCGAGGGATCGACCCTCCCCCCCGGCCCGGCGGGGTCGAGGGGGTCGGGAGGGGGTCGGAGGGGCCGCAGAGGGGTCCAGGAGAGCCGATCGCCGCGTTCAGCCTGTACGGCTCTCGCGCCGCGTCTTGGCCTTGTGGCACGGCCCGCAGAGGCCCTGCAGGTTCGATCGATCGTTCGAGCCGCCCTCGCTGAGCGGCCTGATGTGATCGACTTCTTCGGTGGGCTGCTCCTCGCCGCGCTCCAGGCACTTGCGGCAGAGCGGCTCCTCGCTCTTGACCTGCTCACGCTGCCGAACGCCGGCTCGGCCGCGCAGGCGCTCATGCCTGAACCGGCTGACGTGCGCCTTCGCCTTGGGCCGAGCGCCAAAGCACGGCGGTTGGAACGGCATGCGCTCAGACGGTGGCGAGGTCGATCGAGATCGGCCGCCACGCAGCGTCGGGCGTCGGCCGTTCGTAGAACCGGACGTATTCGCGCGAACCAATCACGCGGATGCTTTCGCGGATCGCGCTGATTGCGCGGTTCCAGCGCTCGTCGGCGCTCTCCACACGCATCAGCATGAACAGCTCGGCGCGGTTGATCTGCCCTTGCTTGTCGACCTGGAACACGCGGTTGACCAGCGCGCGCATCTCGGCGCCGCTGTCGGCCGACCATTCGGCGAGACACTCGTCGATCAGCAGCTTCGCGGCCTGCAGCTCGGGGCCAAACTCGATCAGGTCAGCCACCTGCAGCTGCACCTTCATGCAACCGTCGAACGACGTCAGGGTGATGTTGCCCTTCTTGCCGCCGAGAGTGGTGCCGTACTGCTGCGCGATCAGCTCCTGCAGCGCGGTGATGGTGGAGAAGGTCTCGCGCTTGAACATGCGGACCGTGTCCGACGCAGCAGTCGCGCGGCCGATGATTCCGCGCACGCTCTCGTCCATCAGCAGATCCACCGGCTTCACCGCCTCGATCGGCACCAAGCTGCCCTTCGCATCGCGGAGATACAGCGCGTCGCCGACATGGACGGCCGCGGGGTGCGAGGCGTCGGTCATGCGGCCGCGGCGCCGACTACGCGGAAGATCGACAGGCTCTGCGGCGCGGGCTGACGCAGCGCCAGCTCGCGGAGCAGCTCGGCGAATTGCGCCTTCGGCACAGCCACGACCTCGCCCGGGACGGCTTCCAGATCCGCCAAGGCCTTCACCGCATTGATCATCGGATCACCAGAGGTAGCCGGTGCCAACCTTGGCGAGCGGCGGGTTAACTGATCGACCAGGGCCACGTGCGGCCTTGCGCAAGCGCGCGGCGAGCCCTTCCACCTGGTCGATGTGGCCGTCGTGTCTTGTCTGGGACGGCCGGCCGTTGCTCATGTCCGCAATCAGCACGTCGAGGTCGCCGCTGACGCTGACGAGATCGTCGTAGAGGGACTTGGGCTGGGCCATCTGGGAGGCTCCAAAAACGCGAAAGCCCGCTCGATGGCGGGCTTCGAACGCAGCTGTGGCGGGGTCGTTTTTGCCGTCTGCGTGTCGGTTTTGCGCCCCGCTGGTTCGGGCACCTCCCGAACGGTCAGGGGTGATCGGCCGCGATCGCGGCCCGCGCGGCGCGCTTCGTCGTGCCCCGGCCGGTCCACCACAGATCGAGCGCTTCGGTGAGCATGCGCCGCGCACGGGGCATGCTGAGGCCGTAACGGCGCGCGACGATCGTCAGCCCGACGTCGTGAACGATGATCGCGAGCAGCGCCTCGGCCGAGCTGCCCACCGCCGAGCGCCACCAATCATAGGCAAAGTCGGCAAAGACGGTGCCGAGCGCGTGGTGCTCCGCCCGGCCATGCGCGCCGCCATCGATGCGCGCCTCAAGGCTCGCCGTCTTGATGGAGACGCCAGAAGTGATGGACCGATAGGCAGCGGCGATCTCGTCAGCGGCCGCCAGCTGGTCGGCGTCGATCGCGCCGGTCGAATACAATCGCGCGAGCGATCCCGGCCGCCGGCGGGCGCGATCGGCGTGCTCGTGCGTCTCTGGCGTGCCCTGCGCCTTGTGCGACCAGCGCTCGCGCAGCTGCACGCGCTCCTCGATCCCAGGCTCGAGCACCATGATCGCCGGAGAGCTGCGGCGCGTCTTGCGCGTGCGCGTCGGCTTCGGCCGCTGCCGGCCGAGCACCAGGTGGTTGAAGCGCTGGCGCTCCCGATCGGTCGTGATGGTCATGAAGGCGCCCCGGCTAGTCGACGTCCGGCAGATGCTCGAATGGTGGGATCAGCGGTAGCTGCCCGTTTGGGAGGGGCTGCTGCAGGCGGCCCATTGGCTCGGCTGTGATCCAGCCCAGCTTCCGCATCACCGCCTCAAGCGCATTGCGAGATCCCGCCACGTCGCGGACGCGCAAGCTGCGTTGACCGCCAGGCGTCTTCTCGACGACCCCGCGCTCTATCAGCTGCCCGACAAGCTCCTTCGACCGAGACGGGCTTACATCTAGCGCATTGCTGATCTCGTCGTAGGTAGGGCTGACGCCGAAACGGGCGATCCGCTCGATGATGAACGCGAGCACCTGGTCGCGCCGCAACAGTCCCGCCGGCGGCTGAAAATCCACGCCCATCGTTTCCCCTCGCCCCCACAGAGGAACATAGAGGGAATCGCTCCATCTTGCCAGCGTGCCGCCTCGCCGCCGCTGGAACCGTCTCGCGGCTGCAACATTTTGCCCCGGCGGCTCTAGCCGGCCGCGTTGGACCGGCCCGGCGAGTTTATCCCTAGTCTCGTCGGGCCATGGCCGCCGTAGTGCCGTCGCAATGCAGCAATTGCAGCGGACGCCCCTCCGGTGCTGACCAAGCACGACAACGAACGCCATCCGCGATATAGCGACGCATGGAGTCGCTTCCCGAATTCATAGTCCGACCGAGACCCGAACGGGCACTCAAGGACAGTTGGGGAATATACGTCGAGAGCGAAGAACGGTGGCTCGACCTCGTTTTTCCGAACGAACGAGATGCGCAGGCTGCCGCGCAAATGCTTCAAAGCTCCGGTGCGAATACCCTGCCACGTCGATATCGCAAAACGCCAGGATGACGGCTATCGCGGCGGAGAACCCCTCCGCCGTGGTGATCCGAAAGGTGCGGAAAAGCGATGGTATCAGCCGTTCGAACGGCGCAAATACCCGACCGATACCCGCAGACCGGAGCCGCCGCATAGACCGCTCATCTTTGGCCACGTTCCAAATCATCTAATTCGCGTAGCTGCTGCTGCAGACGCTTTGAGGCCTGTTTCGTCTCCTCCATTGCTCTGGCTACCGCCGCAGCCTCCGTCTCAACTGGCTTTTCCGCTGGTGGCCGCACAGCAACCGCAATGATGATGGTCGCGAATGCAATCACCACCACACCAGCCGCTATCACAACCAATAAGGTGCGGTCATTGAAGAGCTTGCTCGCCATCAAGGTTTGCTTTCGTACAAGTTTGATACTGCGAAACCGACCTTGCTAGGTCGTGCAAGTTATTGAGAAACGATCGCTTAGTAAGTCCATCCCTCGTAGCCGAGGGAGAGGAGACAACATGAATGAGGTCGTATTCCGATCGACACCCGGGTGCCGCGAAGGATGTGTGCCCTGCACCGCGCGTTGCGCCGTTTTCACCGCGTTGAAGGAACAGGAGTGGGCGGCGATGACGGCGATCTGGTACGAGCCGGCATCTGAAAAGCGGGCATCAGATCTCGCAGCTGCGACAACCCGATGGGCAGCCGTTGCGCAAGAAACAGCGCTTTCTCGTCCTTCGGCAGGTGATCAATCCCCGTTAGCAGGGCCTCGAACATTTCAGCCAAAGCCCGCTCGGGAGGAAGCGACACCTCCTCGCGGTTAGCGCCAGCTGCCGGCAGCTCGTCCTTCGGTAAGGCGCGGACGAGCTGCATGAGCGCTGCGCGATTTGGAGCGGAGATACCGCGGGCGAACTCTAGAAGTTCTCGATCTTCGTGCCTTAGCTCGGGAGGCGCTGGTGCGCCCTCTTCAGGATCGTCGGTTTCGCCTGCCAGGTAAGCTGGCGTGGTCAGCAGCTCGCGGGCAATCTTATGCAGATGCCGCGTCCCGAAGCTCTCGCCGACTAGGAGCTTGTAGATCGTTGCTTGAGAGACACCGACGCGACGTCCAAGTTCGGACTGCGACAGCCCTCGCACTTCCATCAACTCTTTAAGGCGAGCAGGAACAATCACGAGCGCAAATCTAAACGCGCCAGTGTAAGCCGCGACCGACGAATACTTGTTGACTCGCCTAAACGTGTTCGTTTAGCTGGCAGCATGGATCAGGCAGACGCCCCCGCTCCGATTCTCGCGCTACGTCGCGCAGTGGACCTGAGACGGTCGCAGTCGGCGCTGGCTCGCGACATCGGCTTCACGCAGGGCTCTGTCTGGCGCTGGCTGAACGGAACCGAGGTGCCGGCCAAGGCGGCGATCGCCATCGAGAAAGCAACTAAAGGCGCCGTCACCAAGGAAGAAATTCGCCCCGACCTCTTCGGCGCTGAGGCCGCAGCATGAGCGGCGAAGGCGTTATCCCGGCCGCGCCCACCGGCGGCAGCGCCGTCGAGACCGACGCCGCATGGCTCGGCCTCGACGCTCGTGCCGTCCGTCACGAGGCGCTCAAACTGGCACTCGTTGGTAACGAAAGCTCGCCAGTGGAACTGGTCATTGCCCGCGCGACTGTGTTCGTCCACTTCGTGCTGGAAGGCAACGGCGTGCGGCCCAACGACGTCACGCGTCGTTCCACGCCGAGTCGGACGCTCGGGCAATGACGCGCTCCCAGCCGATCGCCTCCACCAAGTTCGCGACAAGCGGCGCCTCAACCCGGTCTTCTGCGCTCTCGCTTGCTTCGAGTTGCTTCGCGCGTTGTTCGAGTAACTTCCGCACGTCATGCGCGAAATCGGGACCGAATCGGCGACCAGCCGCATGCATGATCGCGATTGAGAAGTCGACCGGCGTCGGGAAAGCCGAGATCCGTCCTGATCTGTTCGGCCCCGAGCCGATCGAAGGCGCAGCAGCATGAAGACGCTGCTGCGCCTCGACGAGACCGGTCTATGGCTTGCCGAAGCTGAAATAGCTCGGCTCAGCAGCCGAGCCCTTCTCGGACCCGACCACTCCTTTCGGATTGTCGGTGAGCTTGAAGAACTTGCTTCCGATGTGAACGAGATGATCGGCCGGCATCCGGTCAACCGTGATGGCTTGCAGCTTCTGCGAGATTTCAACGCCCCGCCCAGCCGGACCGGCAAATCGCCAATGAACGCCGTCAAAGGCGAACGGCTCGAGCGTGAAACTGCCACCGGAGTAGACCATGGTGCAGTTCTCGAAAGTGCAGTCGATATACTCGTTGCCATCAAGGGCGAGCGTCTCGTCCTTAAAGCTCCGCTTTTCGTAGCGCATACGTCATCAGCTCCGGTGGTTGTTCGCACCAACACCGTAGCCGGACGGGGGGCGGTGACAAGCCGCTCCCCGGAAGGCCCCGCAGCATGAGCGGCGAAGGCGTCATCCCCTCCATCCCGGAGACCCCTTTCGGCCGCTGGCATGCCGGCCGGAACCCGCGTGGGGCCACCCACCCGAGCGAGAACACGCGGGACGTTCGTGTGCTGCATTTGGAAGAGCCCCCCACGGAATACGGCGCTGGTTTTAATCCCGGGCCGGCGTCGTCTTCTCTCGCGGCCGCGGCTCGCTGTCCCTCGGAATCACCGCGGGCGTTTTCTGATGAGGTGCGCCTGTGACGTACCTCAAGCCGCCCGGCTCGATCGAACAGGCTCTCGACCGCATCTCAGGCGTGATCGACTGGGCAAGCATGGCCTCGATCGTCGAGCGCACCGAAGGCACGGTGCGTAACTGGGCGAACCCGGCCACGCCCGAATCGGTCCCGCTGACGCTGGCCATCCGCCTCGATCTCGCCTGGCAGGCAGCCGGTCAGATCGGCGCGCCTCTTCTCAACGCGTACATGGCGCTCGTCGATAAGGCTCGTGAGGCCGAGTTCGGCTGTCAGATCGAGCTGACCCGCGCGACGGCCGTGTTCGCCCGCGAAAACGGTCAGGCTGAAGAGGCCGCGCTGATGTTGACGCTGCCGGACGCCGACGAGGCAGACTTCGTGAAGGCCGAACAAGAGGTCGAGCATGTCGTGGCGCACGCCAGCGGCATGCTTGGGCTGATCCGCCGCCTCCGCCGCAGCCGCCAGCCACCTTAACAGCCGCGGGCCGCCTCGGCCGCCGCGCCCGTCACCAGCCGAGACTTCCCCTTTCCGCCTCAGCCGCCCGCGTCGCCCTGCGCTTCGCGGAGCGGCTTTGTGCTGCCCGGACGCCGCCGATGATCATGTCGCACGATGCCCCGAAGAGCTGGACACCGATGGTGCTGTTCACGCCCGGCTCGTATCTGAAGACCCGCCGCACCGCGCAGCTGCTGACGCTGCAGGACGTCGCCGCGCGCATCCCGACCATCCCGCGCGACGCGGAGCATGATCTGATCGCCTGGCTCGAGCGGATCGAAGCGGATCTGGTTCCGGCATCGATCACCACCATCGACGCGCTGCACAGCGCGTACCGCTTCGACCGCTCGGTGCTGGCGGCCCTCGCCGCGATCGCGCGCGGCGAACGCGATCCGATCCACACGCCGCGCATCTGCCGCATCTGCGCCTGCACGTGGCGCCAGCCCTGCACCTACGATCGCCAGGCCTGCGCGTGGGTGGAGGGGCAGGATCTCTGCACCGCCTGCGAAACCGCGCCGGCCAACAGTGAGGCCGCGTGACCTCTGCCCGCTTCCGCCTGCGCGTCGCCCTCTGGATCGCCTCCAGCGCGATCGGGCTGGTCCTCGCGCTCACCGGCCGCCGCGACGACGGCGTGCTGGTCGCCATCCTCCTCGTCTTCCTCGTGGTGAGCGCCGCAACGGCCGACCACGCCATCGCTACTCGGGAGAGAAAATGATGCCTCCACAGCGTCCCTTCGATCTGGCGCAGCCGTTCGATGTTCATCCGCTCGGTTGTGACTGCTCAAGCTGCCACGAGGCGGCCGCCGAGCCGAGCCTGGCCAAGTCGGTCGCCGTCTCCTTCATCCTCGCCGCCGGCGGGCTGATCACCGGCCAGGTGATCGGCGTTGCGCTGAACGGCTTCGGGATCCTCGCGCTGCTGGGGATCGGATGATGGCCGAGGAACGCGGAGAGGGCATGGGCGGCGGCCAGGTCGCGGCCGAGGAGCTGCGCCTCCTGATCGAGCGCGCCGAGCGCCTCGAGGAAGAGAAGAAGGGCATCAGCGACGACATCAAGGATGTCATGTCTGAGGCGAAGTCGCGCGGGTACGATCCCAAGGCGATCCGCAAGATCATGGCGATCCGCAAGCAGAAGCGGGAGGAGTACCAGGAAGAGGAAGCGATCCTCGAAACCTACATGCAAGCGCTGGGGATGCTGTGATGGGTCCGGAGTTCACCCCGGATCGCGTAGCCGAGCGCTTGGCACAATCGGCAGCCTCGCGCCTGCTCGGTCCCCCGCCCCCTTTCAGCTCACCCGTCGTCATAGACGAGGGCGGCTATGCATGGGTGCCGCATCCGAACCCGGCGATGAGCAGCGCCGAGGTTATCCTCGGCTGCTACGTCCATGCCGGGATCCGCCTTGGCTGGGCCCCGATGCCCTTACCCCTGCCGGGTGGTGTGCTGCTGACCCTGTTCGGCGGCGGGCCGCCGCCCGATGCGCGCTTCGAAGAGAGCGGCGTGGCCGCCTTCATCACGCGCGCCGGTCTCGAGGCACTGATCGCCGACCTGCAGGCGATCGCCGCCAGCATCGAGCCGCAATCGTGAACCCGTCGATCGACGTCCTGGTCCGTCAGGCCCGCATGCGCGCCGCGCTGCCGGCCTCGATCACTGCCTGCCTCTTCGGCCTAGCGGCCGAGCGCGTCGCGATGCTGGAGCTGGCCCAGCGCGCGATCGACACCGCCTGCCAGCGCAAGCGCGCGCCGACGATTCCCGCCGCCGGCGCGCCGTCACCCTCGAAAGCACCGAAGGAGACTGCCCGTGGCTAGCACGCCCACCGTAACGCTGACTATCGACCAGATAGAGCTCAGCCCCCTAAACGTCCGCACCTACAAGCCCGATGCCGAGGACACCGGCGACCTCGAGCGATCGATTCTCGCCGAAGGGTTGCTCAACCCGATTGCCGTTCACCCGATGAAAGGGCGAAAGGGCAAGTGGGGCGCGATCGCCGGCGGACGCCGCCGGCGCGCGATCGCCAACCTGATCAAGCGCGGCAAATTGCCGAGCGATTGGCCGGTTCGCGTTACCCACCACGACAACCTCTCTGACGCCGAGCTGATCCTGCTCAGCCTGGCCGAGAATGAACCCCGTCGTCCGCTGCGCGAGCACGAGCGCGCAGCGGGCGTTGCCCGTTGTGCCGCGCGCGGCCTGACGCTCGACGCGATAGCCGCCGGCCTCGGCCGCGATGATCCGGCAGACGTCGCGCGGCTGCTGCGGCTCGGCCGCTTGGCGCCGGCCGTCTTCGCTGCGCTCCAGGAAGGTCGCATCACGATCGAGCAGGCGAAGGCGTACGCTGCGACCGAAGATACGAGGCTCCAGGCAGCTGCGTTCGCCGCGATCGAGGCCGAGCAGTTCTCGAACTACAAGGATCCGGCGTCGATCCGCCGCTGGCTGAAAGTCGGCGATCGCGAGCTGGCCCGCCTGCTCGCCTTGGTCGGCGAGGATACATACCGTGCCGCGGGCGGCGGGTTCGAGCTGGACCTGTTCGCCGACAGCGCCGTCGATCGCGGCCGCGTTGCCGACGAGGTGCTCCTGCGCACTCTGGCCGAGGAGCGGCTGAAGCAAGTTCGCGACAACGCGCGTGTCGCCTGCCAGAACAGCAATCTCCGCTTCGTACCGGAGCCGCCAGAGAACGGCTATGGTGGGACCGACTTTACGCTCGAGATCCGGAGCGACGTGACCAAGCTGCCTGAGGGGGATGTGGTCGCGCATATCGCCATCGATGACGAAGGCGTCGCCAAGGTCACCTATTGGTGGGCAAGCGCCAAGGCGAAGCACGGGCCACGTTCTGACACCTCGATCGCCAAGGCGGTCACCGCCGACAAGGCGCACCTGAATGCCACCAGCCCGGGCCTCGTCGGCGCCGCGATCAACAACAAGTACCAGTATGCGCAGGAGGCGAACGCCGCCGTTCGGGAGGAGACCGGGATCTCGGCCGAGACCACGGAGGCGCTCCGGAACCTGCGCCGGACGGTGCTGCGCGCCGCTTTCATTGAGGCCGCTCGAACCGGCAGCGATATCGGCACCGACTTCCTCGTGTGGTCGCAGCTGCGCGGGCTGATGAAGAATGAGCCGGGCGCGCTCGCTGGGGCGTGTGTGGATGCCCCCGGTTTTGCAAGGTGATTCTCGGACGTTCTGGCGGCTCGGCGCTTATATCGCTCGTGTGTCAGGCCTGTTCGCGTGGCTCATTGTTTGCCACTGGCCGGTATGCAGT